TTCCCTAGGTTTAACTTTTCAATCAATTCAGCACATTTTGCTTCATTGAATGAAATCTCAAAATGCATTTCATCCTTGCGGTTTTTGTAATCCCCACCCCAGGTCAGCCCATATTTTTTGGCCAGTGCTTGAATCATGACGGTTTGCATGACCGTAAATGTGCCAGCATGACCCAGGGGATGCTTTGCCGCATTCAAATCAATTGCAGTGCCTGATGAATGATTGCTTAATTTGTCTGATGTTCCCCTAATGTTGCGGTAGCAATAACCCCAATCATCTAATGCGCCTTGATCTATTGGCTCAACATGTTGATGAAATTCGGCTGCAAATGTGACCAGCAATGGTGCAACCTTTTCTGCACACCGCAATTTAATTTTGGTGCCAGGCACGGCAAATGACTTGATGCCAATTGCCGCTTGATCCTGGGATGCTGGCCAACCATTTTGACTAATCAATTTAATCTCCACAATCCCTCAAGATTATGCTAAGAGTAATTTAGCCTCATCAGCAGTTATGCCTAAACGCTCAAGTAACTCAACCTTAGCCTGAGCCTTTGCTTCGGCTTCGGCTTGCTCTTTTGCAACAAATTCTTGAAATTTTTGATGCACAAGATATTCCTCATCATTCATTTCTCTATCAATAAACTCATCTGCTGTTGTATAAATTCTTACCATTGGTTTTGCCATTTTAATTGACTCCGTAAATGTAGGCTGTTCCTGTTGAATAGGTTCCGCTGTCTAAAACAAATTGCAATGTTGTAATTGCCGCACCTGTTTTAATATTGCCTAATGATGTCATACCGAACATTTTTGTTCCAGTTCCTTCATAGCATAAAGATTGTGCCGAAATAAATACTGATGAGGTGCTTGCTGGATCCATTATTGTGATGATTGCATTTAATTTCTTATTAACATCAGAACTGCTAAATGCGCCACCAATGATTTGTCCGTATTGATAATTAAGTGATGAACCTGAAACATTTGTGGCATCCTGCATTGCAATAGTTTGCAGGTTGTAATCACCAGTCGCAATGCTATTGGGTTTCAATCTCATACCTGGACTGCCACTTGCGCTTACTTCTTGTAAAAAAACAAGGATTTGTTTATATGAACTGCTAAATGATGATGATGTTGTTGAACTACCACTTAATGTAAGAGTTTGTAATAAAGTCATACCGCCACTAGCAACGGCAGCAAACTTTAATCCTGTTGCCTCTGAACTATCCGCTGTCAAGACTTGTCCGTTTGTGCCAACTGCTAGGCGGCTGAATGCATCGGCACCAGTGCCAACAATTAAATCACCCTTGGCATCAATTGCAGTTGCCATTGAATTTGTGACTGTCACATCACCTGATGTGCCACCGCCTGAAATTCCAGTTCCAGCGGTCACCCCAGTAATATCACCTGGGGCTGCACTGATCCAGGTAAAATCTAAATCAGTGGCTGATGTTTTGCTTAATATTTGACCAGTTGTGCCACCTAATAAATCAACAAAATCCGTATCCACGGCCTGACCAAAAACCTCAAAATCGGCTGGTAAGTCAGTGACTAAATCTGTTGGCTCAGGCATTTGCCATCCAAAATTGCTGGTTGGATTACTCATATTTTTCCTCTCACGCCACTATTGTGGCATTTTGCCAATCTAATATTGGCGAAATTGTATTCCACATTTCAACCCCAGGCACATCATCCCACGCCATTGATTGGATTGAATATGCAAGTGGTGAAAATAAGGGTGTCACTGAAACCTGGTTGTAAGCCGCCCTAAATGTCCAGCCCTCAACAAATCCTGCAAATGAGCCTGAATTCATGTTTAGTGGTAAGTCTGAAATGAACACTGGCATTCCCATAAAAATATTCAATAAAGCATCACGGTCAGCATCAGTGATTTCAGGGTTGGTCAATTCATAGGTAATGGCACTGAAAATTGGTTGCGGGTTGGCTCTTAGGGCAATGTAAAAATCCGCCTGATCCTGAGCATCCGCTGAATGTTTGATTGTCGTAGTGATAATTTGTGCCAGGGTGCCATAAGTAGCAATTGATGCAGGATCAGATTCTGAAACCTCGCTGGTGGAATTTTGGCCAAATTTGATTGTCACTGCATTGCGAACATCTCCAGCCCTGGTTTGAATGCTGATGGTGTTGGCCAATGCTTCATTTGCAGTTAAATCCACATAACCATTCACTGACAAATAGGTTGTGCGGTGGGTTGAATCTGCATATCCAATCAAGCCATTTGCATCCTCATAAATGTATCCAAGCCCTGATGTTGCCAGGGCAGCCACCAATGAATAAACATCAGTGCGACTTGATGAGCGTTGCGCCAATTCATAATTGCCAGGCTGATCAATTTCACCCAATCCAGTATTTTGGGCATTTTGCCATTGCTCAGTTGGATCATAGGCAGCCCAGGTTTCAGCGGCAGGCACCGCATTCCATTGAGCAAATAAGACACCGCTCAAAATTGTGTAAATTTGGTCACCATCAAAATCTTGACTTAAAACACCATTGGTCAAATATTTTGGCAACCTGGCCAATGCACCCAATGCAATAATTGTTATTTTTTGTGAATAACCAATCCCGCCTGCATCTGCAATTTGGACTTTAACATCAACAATTGATCCACCAAATATGGGCACAAATGTTGCAGTTGAATCTTGCAATTGCACACTGATTGATTGATTGATTTCAGCGGTAATGGGCGATTGATCCAGGTTGATCAATTCAATGTTTATGTATCCCGCCTGTGCCTGCTCATAAATATTTGTGCGACCACTGGTAATAGTCAAATTGCTTAAAATTGCATTTGTGTAATCAACTCCATTGATTTCAACCTGCCAAACTGGATTCCAAATGCTCATTGAATACCAGCCAACAATCCAGCGCCCCTAGTGCCACGATAAAATGAATTGTTTAAAGTATCTACTAAAACCCTGGCCGTGGCTTCAGGATCACCCGCTACACCAATATTTACTGTAATGGGTGTGGTCGCCGCTTGATTTTTGAAAAATGCATCTGCCTGAGCGGTTAATCTGTCACTAAATGACTGCATAATTGCCTTAGATTGTTGCACGGTTGCTGGAATACTCAAATCGGCTGAAATTTGTTGTGATGAAAATAATTGTTGGGGATTGATAACATTTCCAATTGGTGTAATTTTGCCAGCGGTGCCAGCGGCTCCACCCGATACTGGACTGAAATCTGATGTGATTGTTGGTGTTGGAATGGTTGTTGAAGTATTTGATCCAGCCATTGGATTGCCTTGATTGTATGTGAAATTTGATGATGGCTGACCAATTTTGTTCAAATAACCAATGTCTGATCCAGGTTTGATCAAATTAATTCCCCTGATTACCAAATTGATTGAATCTATTATGAAATTGATTATTGGAGTGATTGCTCCCAATATTGTGCCAAATGCACTAATTATTGCTGATGCAACCTTGGCACCAACATCAATTAAAAATCCAAATATTGTTTTCAATGCTGGTAAAACATAAGTTTGAAGCAAATCAAGAAATTCCTGAAAATTCTCCTTGTTGTTATCAATTGCAGTTTTAACCACATTCCAAGCATCTTTAAATTTGTTAATAATTGGCACACCATACTCAAAAACATATCCAATCAACCGTTCAATAATCGGCAACAATCTTTCACCTATGGCTTCTTTACCTTCATCAAATGCCTGCTTCAAACGATCAATCCTGCCTTGAAATGTTTCAGCATTTTTTGCTGCGGCTCCACCGTATAAATTACTTAATGCAATTTGTGTTTGTGTAAAATCCATTGCTTTTAAATCCGCTGCCGATAAACCAATTCCTAATTTGCCCAATTTTGCATCCTGGCCTTCATAGGCTTTTGCCAGGGCTTCGGTGACGGTTGCCAAATCTTTTCCACTGCCCTTTGAAACATCCAATGCCAAATTTAATAATTTTTGGGATGACCCAACATCCTTGGTGCTAAGTGATAACCGTTGCATTGATGCTCGCAAATCTGTATCACTCACACCAGTTGCTAATTGCATTTTTGAAATATAATCCTCAGTTGCTTTAATTTGCGCATCAGTTGCACCCGTTGCATTTTTTAATGCGCTTGCCAATCTTAATTGAGCGGCTTCATCCTCAATGGCGGATTTAACCCCATCAATTCCAATTTTGATTGCATAAGCGGCTGCGGCTGCGGCTGCCAACGCAAATGCTGCACCAACTTTTTTGCCAATATCTCCCATTTTGTCGCCAAAACTTTGCACATCTTTTTCAGCGGATTTCAAACCATCAGTCAGTTGTTTTGTTTCGGCAAGAATTGATAATTTTAAAGTGCGGGTGCCTGTTGCCATTTCACCACTCCTTTACAATTTTGCTGAATGCGGATTCCCATTGATCAATAATATATGGCTGCTCTTTTCTTAAGGTTGGATAAATAAACCAGCCCCTTGATCCTTTACCAAATTTTCCCGACCAACTGGGGAATTGTTTAAATTTATTTGATCCAAATTCATATCCAGGCCATAATTGCTGGGTTGTGCCACCACCGCTGAATTTTTGCCTTGCAAATCCAACATTTAATTCACCAATTTTGGATGATTTGCTGACAACTGAACCCTCAGCAATGCGATCATCCGCCCGATTATTTGTGAAACTAGATGCATCAATAATTTTGCCCCGCAGATATGAAACTAATGCACCTGATTGTTTTTTGGCCTGGGTGACCGCTTCATCACTCATTGCCTTTGTGGCTTTAATAATTCCACGCAATTGCGCCTTATCATAAGTGATTGAATCATTTGCCATTTTGTTCCTCCAAAATTTCAACTGCGGTCAAAATCTGTTCTGCGGTTTCCCATTCCCTCATTGGAATTGATGTGGCAATTGCCAATTCAACCAATAAACGATTTATGCTTCCCCGCTGAAAACTTTTGGGTCATCAACACCAACCACCACATCCGCCACACTTTCGCACCAGGCTTCAAATGGTTTGACTGGTTTTGCACTGGTGCGTTTCATTGCGTGATAAGCCAAAAACATCAAATCAGAGATGCCCATTTTATCCTTGGCTTGACTGATGATGTTGCCGCTTTCCTTTTCCCATTTTGCCCACTCAGGTGGCTGGGCAATGTAGGTGATTGATTCCCCATTTCCATATTCAATTGTAATTGGTAGTTTCATTCTGCTGCTCCCGATTCTGTTTTATAGTGTTGGTGTTGTCACGCAGGTAAATGCTAATGAAACCGTTTGTGCATCAGGTGCGGTGCCGCCTGCTGATGGGAAAATTGGTTGCACATCAAAATTGAAAACTGACCCACTTGCTGCGGTAAATACAACTGCCAATGGTGTATTCGGTGCAGAATCTGCGGCAGTCCATAGGGCGTTGCATAATGATCCGCCTGCTGGCCAATCGGCTAACATCTCCACGGCAAATGAGCCTTGCGAATCGGTCGTAAAATATGCTTTTCCATCAAGTGTTTGATAAGTGTTGATTGTTGATGCAATTGTCAAAACTGCGGATGTTGCTTGGGCATCATAAGTATCACCAGCAATGGTGAAGGTTATGTCACGCCCCGTGATGATTGTTGTTGGCATTTTTTCTCCTTTTATATGTCTTGGTTGTAATAAGTGCTGACGGCCAGGTCAGCAATTAAAAGTGATGATGTGCCAATGTTTGTGATGGTTGGCCGCTGCACATCTCCGACCACATAACCATCAGGCATGATGCCAATGATTTCAATTACTAATTTTTCCAAATTATCTAACGCCCCTGGGTTTGAATTATATGCCACGGCTGCGGTTATGGTGAAATTGATTTTGACACTGACACTTGATTTGCTGATCAATGTTGATTCCAAATAAGGTGAATCAGGAACAATTACGCAAGCGGGCGGGATAATTGCTTCAGGCACAAATGAATAAACCGTTGCACCAATTGTGTTTAATGCAGTTGCCAAATCTCCCCGAACCTCAGCAATTGATGCACTCATTGGCAAATTGTTTCAGTGTCAATGTAAGGTGCCAACAAACCAAATTGACGGTTGATCATGCTTCGGCCTGTCCTGTAAATAGTCTGGGCAAAATCTACGCCTTCAATTTGTGATCCTGGTGCAATTATTGCCTGGAATATATCGGTGGATAATCCCAGCAAGGCATTTTTGATTGCATCAGTATTTGCATAAAGATCAGCCGCACTCGACCCATCAAGCACGGCAATCCCAGCGGGGATAACTGGAATGGTGCTGAGTGTGTCGGCCGCTACTAAGCCTGCACTGAACATGTATGTGTTGGATGTTCGGGCATCCACTGTATATGTTCCATCAGCATCACCACAACCAGTCACAATGACTGATTGACCCTGCACAAAAAAATTTGATCTAATTGTGTAAAAATAAACAACATCATCAACAATTCTGTAAGAATCAACCGCTGATTGATATGCAGTCAGCAATGGCAAGCAAATTTGCTCACTGGATGCAATTATTTGATCCAAATATGCATCAGAATACATGGAAACACTAACGCCCAACACGGCACGCAAATCATCTGCATCAATGATGGGCATTAGCGAATCCTTTCATTCGACTGGGTTATGTTCGGGAGCGACCACAACCCATGATTTATTTATTGATCAGGTCTGATTCCAGCATGCGCCAAATGGAATTTTTGGTGCAATTGCTGCATAACCGTAATAAAGCAAATCAACTGTGCCATCACTTTGAATTGCTGTGCGCAATGTAAAGCGTGGGGATTCATACCATGTCCAAGCCTGTGGATTAATTGTCACCATCGAAAAATCTCCAGTGGATGTTGAGCCACCTGCATTGCCAATTGATCGGCTTACATATAGATCAAGTCCTGGAGATACACGGCCACGCAATGATCCAGCGGTTGCAAGTCCAGCCTGATTGGATGGATTTGCTGCATTGTAAAGTGGTGTTCCATTGTCGTTGTAACCCATGATATTTGCCCATTGTCCTGGAGAAACAACCAAGTTTTGTGCAAAACCTAATGATGAACCATAAACTGCGGCTGCGGCCTGTGATGTATATGCCAAAAATCCTGTTGCACTGTTGGCATTCACACCAGTTTGTTGCCCAGCGGCTTGAATTGTGCCAACTGCAAATTCATCAGTTACTTTTGCATAAGCAAATTCGAGATTTGCAAGTAAAGCGGCCACATATTCAGGCCGACTTCTATCAATCAACTCAACGGTTGTGATTGCACGACCCTTAAATGATTGCACTGGCACTGATAAAAATGTGGCTGACAATGATGATTCAGTCACGGCTGCATTTTCTGCAACATTTGCAACTGTTGGCACTGCGGTGACCTTTGGCAATTCAAATGTCATTCCCTCACCAATTAAAGCCTCACGGCTTAGTGCATCAATCATTCCACGGTCACCATTTGCAAGTGCATTAATAACTTGGAGTGATTGTGGTGTTGGCACCATTCCAGGTGCAGTTGATGTGGTGTTATCGGCTGCACGCACATAAATGCGGGAATCCTCATCACCCAAAACATTTGCTTTCAAAAAATGTTCTAAATAAGTCACTTTGTTAATAATTGGTGACCTTGGTGTTGTATAAGCCACGGGTGCTGATGTGGCTTGAACTGTTGGTGCAACATCAACTGATTCAGTTGGTGTTATCTGTTCAGGCGTATTGTCTGACACTGTTTTTTCTCCTTCGGTTTTGGTTTGATCTGTTTCGGATTTTTCCGCATCAGAATTTTCCTCAGTTGCTGCAACA